TTCTCAGTAGATGGGACAGATTATGAATCTTATTCAGAAGAAGATGACGATGAAGAATACGACGAATAACTCAGTTGCACAGGTTGGAGGTACTCATTATCGGGGTACTATCCAACCTTGGGATGAAATAATGAGGCTACACTTTAACTGGGCACAAGGCGAAATACTAAAATACCTATGCCGTCATCCCTATAAAGGAAAAGAACAGGATTTAAGAAAAGCTATTAGCATAGCAGAGAAAGCTAAGTTATGTCATATCCATAAACCTGCAGACCTCCTATTTGGTGAAAAGTATGACCCAGATTTTATAGAACAATACACACAGGTATACGGTGATGACTCATTATTTGGTTACTTCCAATCTGCTGTTAATCACGTACTAACCTGTAAATGGGATCAACTAATAGATATTATACAACGTATAATAAAAAGATATTATGGCAACGAAGAAAACTGAACAAGATACTAATCCTATCTTATTGATTGATGGAGAAAATATCCTTCATCAATCATTCCATAAGTTTGAAAACTTCAGAGCTGAGAATGGTAAAAAATCTGGAGCTATTTATGGATTCTTCAGGTTTGTTGGTGGTATGATTGTTAGGTTTCATCCTAAGGACGTATATATCACTTTCGATAATGGTCATTCTCCAATTCGTGATGGTATTCTTAAGGATTACAAAGGTCATAGAAAAAATATCTCAGTTGATTATGAATCTTTACAAGAACAAAAGGCAGTTATTATAAAGATGCTGGGTATTCTAAGAGTTAAATATATCTTTGATAAAAGAAAAACTACGCAGTGGGAAGGAGATGACTTCTTAGCATACTTAACTATGAATCTGAAATCTAAGGGTAAAATTATGATAGTATCCTCAGATAAGGACTTCAATCAGCTATTGGATAAGAAAGTAAAGATATATAATCCACGAAAAGAGGATATAATCACCCATGATACTTGTAAAATTAAGTTTGGGTATGAAGCTAAGGAAACTGCTGATTACTTGAGTTTGGTTGGTGATAAATCAGATGATATTCCTGGTTATCCTGGTATTGGTGAAAAGAAGGCTAGACAATTCTTAGATAAGTATGGCAGTATAGAAAATGCCCTACAATCGGATTTTCCAGATAAAGAGAAACTTGGCGAAATCCACAAACGGAATAGATTACTGATTGATCTAACATACTTCATAGATAACTATCCCATGAAACCGGGTACTTTATTTACCTCTTGGGAGGATCTTCCCATGAAGGTATATCCATCACATACTCATATTCATGGGAATAGACTAAAGAAAATATGTATAGATTACTCTTTACATTCGTTCATGACAACCCGATTTATAAACCCCTTTATAAAACTACTCAAATCAAATGAAACCTGCTAGTTTACAACACATTCTCTTTGCAGGTCCTTCTGGTATTGGTAAAACCACTTTGGCAGAAGAACTATCTTCAGAAGATAGGGAATTTATGTCGGGGTCAGTATCTAACCTAATACCTAAGACTGAAAAGATGCTTCATTCCGAAATGTTACAACGGGATGCTAAAGAACTCTATGTTGAAGACTATCAAATTCTCAACATTCGTAACAAATTATGCAATGAGCGTAAGAATACTTCTTATGTATCAGACAGGAGTTTTTTGGATAGTGCTGCTTATTTCTATCTTAAGCAAGCTGACAAAATACCTGCTTGTGAAATGGAACAATTCCTTAACAATGCCAAGAAATGCTTATGCAGTCATTGTACACACTTGATTTTGGTAGACTTTCTCCCAAGCCAAATAGATCAATGGATTACCGAATGTAATGACAAACGTATCACCTCTAATTATTTTCAGGTTGAAGTGGCTAATCTAATGAAGTTAGTTCTTAAGATCTGGGGATATAAGTTCAGATTCGGATATAACTCTCTCAAGAAAGGTATATTTGGATATGATACATTAGAATACGGTGCAGATGCAGGTATTATCGAAAGTATCTATGGCAATGTTAAAGTTCTCATCTTAAAAGAACTTAATCATACTAAACGTATCGAACTAATTAAAGAATTTCTTGATTATGACGAAAGCAAAGGCCATCGCTTTAGTATTTTCTGATTTACACCTAAACTTATGGAGTAAATTTAATCAAGATAACCAAAGAACTCTGGAAGGATTCAGAGTTCTTTTGGTGTTATCCGAGAAGGCTAAGGCTTTAAAAGTACCCATATTATTTTGTGGTGATTTATTCCACAAACCTGAGTCAATGGACCAAGAACTGTTAAATATCTATTATCAAGAAACTTCTAAACTACCTAAGGAAGTAGAATGGTATGGTATAGATGGTAACCATGACGAAAAGAAAATATGTACTTATCAAAATCAAAATCCCGGGTGGTTAAAACTGATAGGTAATAACCTATTCAAATCACTAAACTTTGATAGTGTAAATCTGACTAAGGATATTACAGTGTATGGTATACCATACTTAGATGGTGACAGAGGTATGTCAGAATATATCTCTAGTTTGAAGTTAAACTCAAAAGTTAAAAATATCCTACTTTTGCATACTACTTACCCAGGTTCAAGAGATACCGATGGTAGAGAAGTAGAAGCTAGTACTAACCTGAATATAAATCTACTTAATAAGTTTGACTTGGTATTATGTGGGCATATCCATAAACCACAGAGGCTATCAAAGAAGGTTTATATGGTTGGAGCACCAATTCAACAGAGAAGGACTGATATGAATTGCAAAATGGGCTACTGGATTGTATATTCTGATATGTCCATGAAATTTTGTGAATTGAAAGGCTTTCCAAAGTTTATTGATGTTGAAAACGAGTTAGATATTAAGGATGATGGTAATTATTATACATTATTACCTCAGAAAACTAGTGAATCTTCTCAAATCAATCATAAGATTACTAAGCGACTTTCAAAGAAATCTCTAGCAAGGAAGTATCTACGAGAGAAAGGTATATCCGATAAAGATAAGAAGGAGTTGTTAATAGACATTCTAAAACGTTCGGACAATGATTAAATTATTAAATATATACATAGAAGGCTTTTGCTCAATAGTAGAGCCTACTAAAGTTCCCTTGGATTTGGGTACTACCATTTTAGTAAAAGGCCCAAATGGTAATGGTAAAACCTCCCTATTTTCTGCCATTACCTGGGTATTATACGGTAAAAACTTAAAAGGTGTATCAGAAGTCAATACATGGCAATCAATACAACCTAAAACCTATAAAGGTACTCTTGGTGAAATAAACTTATCTACTAGGGATGGTATATTTCGTATCATTCGCTGTCAAAACTACAAAGGCAAACTAGATGACGGTACTAAGGGTGGTAGCCAACTAAAAATTTATCATGACGGTAATCAAGTAGATATTAAGGGTAAACCCAAACTACAAGAATACATTAATAGGAATATCCTAAATATCCCCTATGAAGTATTCATGGCTTCCATTATGTTTGGTCAAGGGATGAAAAGATTGATACAGGAATCCAATTCTGACAAAAAGAAATTGTTCGAAGAAATATTCCAACTTAATTACCTTAATACTGCTAAATCAATAGCTACTGAAGAAAAAGAAAGTATAGCTTATGAATTAAACTCTCATAAATCTAAACTTTCTTCTCTAGAAAGGGAACAAACCACACTAAAAGATACCCTTGCAGAATTAAAAGCTTCTGAGAAAAATTATCTTTCTGAGATTAGAGAAGAACAGGAAGATATTAAGGAACAAATTAACCAATTACCCTCACCTCCTAAGGATTGGAAAAAGAAAGATGTTCAAAAATTAGAACGTATCCCAGAAGTTTCGGATTTAATATCTAAATGTAAACGTAAACTAGCTAATAACCCATTAGAAGAAGTAGATGTTGAATCATTAGTGAATGATATTCTGAAACTACTCGAAAAAGGTAAAGTTGATCAAGCAAAGAAGGACTTAATAGTAATTAGAGACTCTTACTCTGAACATCATAACTTAACTCAGCAATTAATTTCTCTAAAAGACGAACTATCAGATCTTAATTCTCAAAAGAAGGACTATGATCGACTCCTTTATCAAAAGAAAAGTTTAGAATCTCAGAGACAAAGGTTAGAAGAGAAATTAGATAGGTTAGAAGCTAAACTAAATCAATCTCATAAGAGTAAAGTACCAGAGTATAAAGAAAAACTTTCTACTTTACGTAAAAGCCTAACTAAGTTACGAGAAAAAGTAGAAAGTCTAACTAAGCAACTCGATAACTACCAATGGCTTATTCAGGACCCTCTTGGAAATCATGGTATAAAAGCTTACTTATTTGACTCTTGTTTAACTAAGCTAAATGATACGCTGGACAGATATTCTCAATTGTTGGGATTTAGAATTGAGTTTAGTATGGACCTCAACTCAGCTAGAAAAGAGTTTGTTACTTTAATCGAAAGAGGTAAAGAGATAATAACGTATGACGAACTTTCTGGAGGCGAAAAACAGCTAACCAACATTGCTATGGCTTTTGCTATGCATGAGTCTCTAACTATGTCTACAGGAGTAAATATCGCTTTCTTGGATGAAGTATTCGAATCTCTAAGTATGGATAACATAGAACTCGTTATATCTCTAATACGAGAGGTATTCCATGACAAAACTCTCTTTTTAATCACCCACCACGATTCACTTCCCTTATCGAAATGTAAAACTCTAAGTGTAACAAAAACAGACGGCAGAACAACCTATTCGAAACTATAAGCCTATAAATAAATAACACAAGACAAAATGGCAAACAGTAAACGAAAAGGTAATAAGTTCGAATTAAAAATCTCTAAATGGTTTACCCAATGGACTGGTTTTAAGTTCGAACGTAACAGAGCCGGTTCTGGAGCTTGGCACTCCAATAAAGACTCCGTATCGGATATCTCATGTACCGATGAGAAACATGCTCACCGGTGCAAGATATCCGTTGAGTGTAAATCTTATAAAGAGATTAATTTTGAGCATGTGTTGTTAGGTAACAAACACTGCGATATACTTAAGTTTTGGGAACAAGCCACTACAGATGCTAAAAGAGCAGGCAGGATCCCAATTTTATGTATGAGATATAACTCTATGCCCTCAGAAGAATTCTTCTTTGTAGTACAACTAGAAATAGGTGAAAAACTAAACCAACTAATTGATCGATGCATGACTTTAGAATACCATGGCACTATCTTATACGTATTCATGGCTTCAGACGTTATACAATATGTGGATTATAAGGCTTTGCATAAATTCTGTAAATATCTCCTCAAATTATGAAATACTGTTACTGTATATTCTACATGGAACGTAAGTACTTCCGTAGGATAAATGAAGACCTAAAGAAAAAAGGTTACAGGAACATACGATCTATAGTACCAGAACTATCCATTCTTAAGAAATCAATTAAGGGAAAGACCTTCTACGAAGATGTACCAGTACTGTTTAACTATGGTTTTATGAGAATACCCACTGAAAAAGCCTATTCCAGACCATTCATGAATAAACTCAAAAGGGAAATACCCGGTATACGTACCTGGTTAAAGTCAACCTCTTCAATGCACAAGAAAAAGAAAAAGGCCAGAATAGATAATGCTGAAGATTGGGATGACTTCTCCATGGTGGCTACTTGTCCAAGAAAAGAAGTACGTAGGTTTATAAGACTTGCTAAGCATAATAAGAAGTATTCTCTGGATGATATGCTTTCTATCAAAGTTGGAGATTATGTTACTCTTAAGTTATACCCATACGAGGGTGTAGAAGCTTCTATCAAGGAAATTAATCATAGGGATAAAACAGTTACTCTCCAACTTTATCCTCAAATGGGGACAATGGAAGTTAAATTACCTTTTGATAATGTTTTATACAGTGTATATCAAAACTATGACCCAGAATCCCTATTCACATTTCCTGGAGAAATAGATACTGATAGAATAACTTTAGAACAAGTAGATAACTTTTTATCCGATAACCAGATATGAACGAAGCACAACAAAAGGCTTGGAATTGCCTAACTACGGTAGAACAAAATTCCCTATTTCTACAGTTAACCCAGGGTAAGTCATCTTGGGAAGCAGGAGAGATACTGAAATTGTCTCACTATAAGTACCTGGAAATCAAAGATCGTTCTCAAAAGTTCTTTAGGATGTTCGGAGATTTTTTTGAATTACACCCAGACTTATTTAGACCCGATAACCCCTGTGAAGAGAACTTTATAGATTACATCTATGCTTGTATCGAACAGAGATTAAAAAGGTCTCAAGCAATACACTTCTGTGGAGATTCTTCCAATCAATTACCAGAAGTAAACAGTAAAAATATTATTCGAAATATGGAAAGGCTTAAGAATTCTGGTGATGAATGGGATCATCACTTAAGAAATCTTATCCTAGAATTTGACCGGTGGAATAACTATCGGATATTACCCAGAATATTACAACAACC